GTCCTCCACTTCCTTACTTCTCTCAATCGCCCGCAGGCACTCCTCGCTCATCGGCAAGCACCGCGCCTCTATGGGGCGAAGCTCGCGGAGCAGGGCTTCCAGGCGCTGCGTCTCGCCTTTCTGCTCAACGTACATTGATCGCGTCCCGGTGCTCATTCCAAGCCGCCTCGATATGCGCCACGATCCGCAGCGCTTCAGCACGGTAAGCCGGTGACGTTTCCGTCTCGCAATGGCGCCGGGCTTGGGAAATAGCATCCTCGCCAACCCACTCGCGGCAACCGGCCTTTATGACCATGCCTCCGAGTACGGAGGTCCACGCGAAGTACTCGTAACCGTCTGAGCGCGTGGCGCGGGCGAGCAAGATGAGTCCTCCGAGGTCCGCGCCTCTGAGGTTCGCGCCTCTGAGGTACGCGCCTCTGAGGTACGCGCCTTCGAGGTCCGCGCCTTCGAGGTCCGCGCCTCCGAGGTCCGCGCCTCTGAGGTCCGCGCCTCTGAGGTACGCGCCTCTGAGGTTCGCGCCTCTGAGGTACGCGCCTTCGAGGTTCGCGCCTCCGAGGTCCGCGCCTCCGAGTTTCGCGCCTGTCTTAAAAGCCCATCTGACCGCGAGGCCCAGCTTGACGCTGCAGCTTTCGCTCTCATCGCACTCAATGTCAGCGGTGAACTGGACGGCGCCACTGAAGCGGGATTTGACTTCGAATTTCATGGTCTGCTTTCCTTCAGTGCGCTGCGTCTCGCCGCGTTGTTCGACATGATAAGTCATCGCACAACCTCCGCACACGAACGGCAATAATTGTAATCGGGCACCAAGTCGGAGTGGCACATCGGGCACTGATCCTCGTCATCAAGCTGCTCGTGCAAATCTTCGATAGCCTCGGCCTCTGTCCGGCCAAAGCCGGTGATGCTATCCGGGCCAAGATCATCTTCGCCTTCAATGTAGGCAGTCCAGCCGGGCAGGTTGGGGTATTGGTTCTGGCGGGCGTAAAGCTGGCGGGTCATGCCTTCCTCCACGCACAGAACACCGCCCAAGTCGCGCGGCCGGCATCATCCAGCCAGCTCTCATCGAGGCCGTCCGCCGGCCAGCCGTATTCCTCAAAGGCCGCTTCGGTCAGGTATACCGCCGCGACCGGCAGGGCGTCACAGGCGAGCTGGAGGGCCTTGGCTTGTGCGAGGGTGAAAATTTCGTTGCAGGCCTTCGCCGCCATGCGGGCCGCGTAGCTTTCGAGGATGCAGGCGTCTTCGTATTCTTGTTCGCTGGAAAAGCCGAGTTGGTAGGGCATGTGTCTCTCCTTGTGTTAAGGGAGACATAGCAGGCCGCTATGCGGCGCGCAATAGCAAATTGCTACGTTTTGTGGTTCGCAACCTTGAACCGTGCAAAAGCAAGCACTTCGCGGACCTCTTCGGGGTCTAGCTTGCGTAGAATAGCGCTGAGGCTGTCGTCTGTGCTTCGCATCGGCCCGCGACCGAACAGCAGCCACTCGACCAAGATGTTATAGCGCCGGGCGTACTCGTCCGCCTGTAGCGGATCAACGCCTCTGCGGCCCGCTTCGTGGTCGCGGACGTTCTGGGGGTGCCATCTATAACGCTTCGCCGCGTCCGCTGCGGTCATAAACCCTGCCGCGATACGGGCCTCTGCAAGCCGTTTTCCGACTTCGATTCTGTACGACTCATCCATAGGGCTCCCGTAGCACGACGCTACAAAGCAGGGGGCTTTACACGGCACATAGCAATCTGCTATGCGTTGTTCATGGATCACGTCTTTATCATTAAAACGCTGCCCGGCCTAACACACGCAGAGCGTGCTGACGCCATTGGGCATGGGTGCAAGGATTATCATGTCCGCGACTGGACGCGGCGCCGGGCGATCCCGAGCGAATGGTGGGAGGCGGTTGCCGCTGCCCATCCGGCGGGCGCCGAGGACACGCTGAAGCAGCTCGTCAGCACGGCGCACAAGCGCAAGCGGCCTGAGCCGCAGGCTGAGGCGGTCAGCAACGACCGGCGCAAGGCTGAGCGGCGCAAGGCGGTGACGCAATGAAATCCCTCCGCCCCCTCATTCGCTCCGCCTACAGACTGTCCGCGATCCCTCTCGCGGGCCTGATGTGGGCGACCCTTGTCTGGCTTGCTTACGAGTTCTTCCGCCATGTCCCATGATTCCGAGATCACCGCCCGTGCTGGGGGTGCCACTCAGGGGAGCCGGTTGGGCACAGCCCGCCGCTCCCCCTTTTTGGCTGATGACCTGCCGGAGGCTTTGAAGGGCGACGCAAAGCCGAAGCGGGTTCACACCGTTTCGCCTGCCGCTTCCGAACACCAGATCCAATGCGCTGTGGCGCGGTTCCTCGACCTGGCACTTGACGGCATCCCGAATTGCATCTGGTGGGCCGTGCCGAATGGTGGGTTTCGTGACGTTCGCACCGCCAGCAAATTGAAAGCCGAAGGCGTCAAGCCCGGCGTCTCTGACATCATGGTCCTGTGGGGCGGGCGCCTCATCTGCATCGAGCTGAAGACGGCCAAGGGCCGTCAGTCCCCGGAGCAGAAAGAGTGGGCCGATGACGCCACGATGGCTGGCGCGGCTTATTACGTCGCGCGCTCCGTGGAGCAGGTCGAAGAATTTCTGAGCACGGCGGGGTTGCCGCTGAGGGCTCGTACCAAATCAGCAGCGGGGAGGAGTCCGACGAATAGCAAATAAGTCGGTGCTCCGGGTCTCATCTCGCGCTCCTCCCCGTAGCAACTGCTGACGAGGCTGAGACCCAAAAAAGCAAAGGAGACCCTTATGGGGTTGAACATCATAAGCGCAGATGAGCGCTTGAAACAGAAGACCGGGAGCAAGCTGTTGATTTGCGGCCCGGCAGGGGTGGGCAAGACCAGCCTGCTCCGGACGATCGATCCGAACACGGTGCTTTTTCTCGACATGGAGTCGGGCGACAAGGCTGTGCAGGACGTGCCGGTAGACCAACTCTGCCCGCAAACATGGCCGGAACTGCGTGACCTTGCTTGCTACCTTGCAGGCCCGGACCGGAACGCAGCGCCAGCCGATCCCTACAGCGCGGCTCACTATGAAGCCGTCTGCCAGAAATACGGCGGTCCCGAAAGCCTCGACAAGTACGAGACCTATTTCGTGGACAGCCTGACCGTTGCGACCCGCATCTGTTTCAAGTGGGCGACGCAGCAACCCGAGGCGCACAATGCCAAGGGAGAGAAGGACACGCGCGGGGCCTACGGGCTTCTCGGGCGTGAGGTTGTGACCTGGGCGACCCAGATGCAGAAGGCCCGCGCGAAGAACGTGGTGTTCGTCTGCCTGCTGGACGAGATCAAGGATGATTTCGGCCGGCTGACTTATGGGCTCCAGACCGAAGGGCAGAAGATCGGCCGCGAGCTTCCGGGCATCGTGGACGAGGTGCTGACGCTGACCGTCATGCGCCCCGATGATGGCCCGTCTTACCGGGCCTTCGTGACCAATGCGGACAACGAATGGAGCTTTCCTGCCAAGGACCGCTCCGGGCGCCTTGACCCGCTGGAACGGCCACACCTCGGCGCACTGCTCGAAAAACTGAACGGCAAGACGGGGCAGACTCTGACCCCCGCACCCGCCTCGCCGGCAACCTCCAACTCTCTCGAAAAGGAAATCGCATAATGGCTATCTCATTCAACGACGCACAACCGCAAGCCTCGGGCGAGTTCCAGCCCATCCCTGACGGCACCATTGCCCCGGTCCGGCTCACCGTTCGCGGCGAGAAGATGACCAAGGCGGGCGACGCCCGGATGCTGGACTGCGAGTTCATCGTGACCTCCGGCACCTACGCGAAGCGCAAGATCTGGACGAACATGATGATCACCTCGAACGGCACGGACGGCCACGACAAGGCCGTTCAGATCACCATGTCCCGCGTCCGGGCCATGCTTGAATCGGCCTATGGCATTGCCGAGGACGACAAGTCGCCTGACGCGATGCAGGGCCGGACCATCAACGACTGGCCCGATCTCGACGGGCTGGAGTTCCTCGCCAAGATCGGCATCGAGAAGTCGAAAGACCCGAAGTACCCGGACGACAAGAACACGGTCCAGGCCGTTGGCACGAAGCACGCTGAGTACGCGCACTTCAAGCCGGCGAAGCCGAAGGCCATGAAGTCGGTCGGTGCTGTCGCTGGCGCGGTCACGGCCTCGAACGGGTCGCGTCCGTCATGGGCCTAGGCATTGATCCCGACACGCGCGTTTCATCGCGCTTGACGGATCGCCTTGCAACGGAGGCGGGCGCCAATGGCGTCCGTCTCTCTGCACAGGTCGCAGGTGTGCTGGCGCAGGCCCTGATCCGTGAGTTCATCACTGGCCGTGCGGCCGAGTGGTCCGCTGGCCGCAAGGCTCCCTTTGTCGGCAAGCCTGATCCGGAATCGGTCGGCTTTGCCGAGGCTGCGCTGCCCGCGATTGCGGACGGGGCAGGGGAGCTAGGCCTGCCGCTGAATGTTCCGATCTCGGACTGGTCGAAGGAGCAGGTCTCAATTCTGTTCGCCCTCGCCCATGACCAGGTGCGGGAACAGGCGGCGCGGACGCTTGAGATGCCGATCTCTGAGGAAATTCCATTTTGACCCCGAAAGGGCTGGGACTATGCTGGACTTTAACCCGAGCGCATTACGGCGCTCCGCAGCCGTGGACGGCATTCATGCCGCGATAGACGCTGCCCTTATCCGCAACGCAAAATCCGAGAAGCGGCGCACCTATGTTGGCGCCTCGTCTATCGGTGGCGGCTGCGAACGCCGCATCCAATACGAATACCTCGGCACTGATCCGGACCCGGACTATGTGCCCGAAGCCCGGACGCAGCGCATTTTTGCCCGTGGCCACATCACCGAAACCCTTGCAATCAAATGGCTGCGGGACGCGGGCTATGACCTGAAGACCGAGAAGCCGGACGGCGGGCAGTTCGGGTTCAAGACCGCGAACGGCAAGTTTGCCGGCCACTGCGACGGCATCCTTATGGGCGGGCCGGGCATCAAGACGCCCTGCATCTGGGAGCACAAGGCCCTCGGCTCAAAGAGCTGGAAGGCCATCGAGAAGCACGGGCTGGTCAAGGCCAAGCCGGAATACGCGGACCAGATTGCGATCTACCAGGCCTATCTGAACCTCACCGCGCCGGCGTTGTTCATGGCTACCTGCATGGACGACATGGCCATCTACCTGGAGCTGGTCGAGTTCGACCAGGCGCGGGCTCAGGCCGCAAGCGACCGGGCTGTGGCGATCATCCTTGATTCCGAGGCGAAGGCGCTGCGGCCGAAGGTGTCTGACGAGGCCGATTTTTGGCTCTGCAAGGGGTGCCAGTTTAAGGGGCGGTGTCACTCATGATCGACTTCAACCCCCCCGTCTTTGAAGACGCAGAAGTCAGGAAGCAGCGCATCAAGACGGCCTGCGAACGGCGCATCAAGGAGCTGGTGCGCTATCTTTATCCCCGTGCCGTCATCACGGCGCGGGACGCCCGTGTCGGCAACATACAGGGCGAGCCTGGCGCGTCCCTCTCTATTGCCCTGACGCCGGACGTGCCGGGTCATTGGTACGACCACGCCACGGGCGAACGGGGCGACGTGTTGACGCTTTGGCAGCGCGCCCTTGGCCTGAAGGACTTTGGCGACGTTCTGCGCGAGGCAGAAGCGTGGACCGGCGGGGCGCCTTTGCCCCGATCCGAACGTCGCCACCATGCCGAAACTTCCAAGCCAGCCCCGCCCGAAACCGCGCGGCGCGAGGTGGCGACTTATCCCTACCTGTCACCCAGCGGCGAGACGTTGTTCGAGGTGGTGCGGTTTGACGAGTACGACGCCCAGACCGGCGAGCCTGTCCTGAAGGGCGGCAAGCAAGCCAAGATCTACATGCCCCGCCAGCCGTCCGGGGCGTTCGGTTATCCGCCCGGCCCCCGGCCGCTTTACCGGCTCCCCGAGATTGAGCGGGTGCGGGAGGTGGTGTTTGTCGAGGGCGAAAAAGCGGCTGACGCGATTCACCATTGCGGCTGGGTTGCTACGTCTGCGCCGGGCGGCTCGACAACCAACCTCGACGCTATCGACTGGCGCCCCCTCGCCGGCAAGACGGTCATCCTGTGGCCCGACAATGACGAGCCCGGCCGGAAGCTGATGGACAATGTGTCCGCCAAGCTGACCGGCATTGGCTGCACGGTCCGGTGGGTGACACTGCCTTTTGACGTGCCCGAGAAGTGGGATGCGGCAGACGCGGGTGAGGAAGAGATTCACGCGCTGCTGAACAAATCCGCGTCTCCGAATACTGGCCTTTCTGGCCAATGGATCGACGAGATCGAATACGCCTACGAACCCGAGCTGGTCGAGGGCCTGATCCCGAACGCGGGCGTTGGCGTCCTGTTTGGGCCGTCCAGCGCCGGCAAGTCCTTCATTGCCGTCGATTGGGCCGTGCGCCTTGCGTCAGACCGCAAGGTGCTGGACCGGCACACCCACCCTGCCGGCGTGCTCTACTTTGCCGCCGAGGGCCACGGAGGGCTCAGGAAGCGCATATTTGCCGCCCGGTCAGTTCACTGCGTCGAGGGCCACCTTGCGCCGTTCAACTACCTGCCGGCCTTCCTCGACCTGTCACGGGCCGATACGGGCGACGTTGCGCGCCTGACGGACTATGCCAGGTCCATTGCGGCCGAGATGGAAGAACGCGGCGCACCGCTGCGGGTGATCATTGTGGACACCCTCGCGGCTGCGGCCCCGTCTGCTGACGAGAACGTCTCCCGCGACATGGGGCCCGTCATGCTGTCGTTTCACCGCATGGCGGCCGAGCTGGGCTGCGTCGTGATCCTGGTCGCCCATACCGGCAAGGATGTGGCGCGGGGCCTTCGCGGCTGGTCCGGGATAAGGGCCAATGTGGACTTTGCCATCGAGTGCCGTGTCGATAAGGACGAGGAGACCGGGGAGACCACAGGCCGGCGCCTCTGGTTCGAGAAGTGCAAGGACGGGCCCGATGGGTTCGTGCTGGCTGAGTATCATCTGAAGACCACGTTCCTCGGGCTGAAGCCGTCCGGGGAGCAGGATACGACCTGCTGGGTCGATTATTCGGACCCGCCGAAGGCGCCGTCACAAGCTCAAGTCAGGGCTGAAATCGAGGCCCGCGAGAAGGAGCAAATTAAGGAGCGCCATCAGTCGATGATGGAAATCCTGACCCAGTGCCTCGGGTCAAGTTTTCGGTCAAAGACCGATGTGATCTCCCTGATGTGCGCCGCTGGTGCCGGCCGGAACGCGGCCCGTGATTTCCTGACGACGCTCTCACCGGACGAGTCGGAAGGGGTGCGCGAGCACTGGTTCAAGGGTGCGAAAATTGTCGCATCCAATTCCCTGATTGGCTCCCGTGTCTATTCCGAATTTCAGATCCTGGAGGGCGAATAATGGTCCGCCACCAGGGAATTCAAAACCATGGTCGGCCACGTGCGCCGCGGTGCGCCGGTGTTCGCACGGCATACGTGGCCGACCTTGTTTTAGCGTGGGTTTTTGCATGGTGCGCCAGGTGCGCCGGTAGGGAATTCAACTTTCTACCGGCGCACCTCAAAAAATCCTTTTGTTTTCAATGTGCGCCGGTGCGCCACCAAATCTCCCCCCTACGGGGGGTTTGCCGTGGGCGTGCAAACACCCCATCCGGGGAGGGGACGCGCGACTTTTGGCGCAGCAATTATCCAACACCCCAACGCGAGACGGCCTTGACGCCGAATCGCAAATCAGCTTTCTTTCGATCCAGTCACGCATCGGCACAAGACCGAGCGGACCCCCAGCACGGGCTTCTCATCGAGGAGCCCAGAATGCCAGACCCCACCCCAACGCACCCGGCGTCACGCCCGGTCTACGTCCGCCGCGATCCCGCGTCGGATGCCGCTCGCTTTGCGCGCCTGCTGAAGGCTACGTCCGAAGGGCAGACCCTGAGCCAGTTCTCGCGGGCCGAGGGGATCAGGGTTCAAAGTCTGAACTCATGGCTTGCTGCCCGTCCGGTCTACGCCGAAGCCGTCGCCCACCTGCGGCGCGGATCAGCGCCAAGGGTTACCGGGCGCGAGGAGGCCGCCAGGCTCGCCGCTGTTCGGCACCGCAAGGCCGGGCTCCGCTGGAAGCAGGCCGCCCGCCTCGCCGGCGTGGAGGTCGGGAAGGTGCAGAGCTGGTTCTACCGCCACCGGCCGGAGGTGTCGGCATGAGCGCGAAGCCAGCCCCCCGCCCATGGGCCGAAGAAGAACTGCAACTCGTCGCTGCCTGCTGGGCGCGCGGCGAGAGCCTTTCCGACATCGCTGGCAGACTGACCGGCCGGTCTCGCAACGCGGTGCTGGGCATAATCACGCGCCGCGGCTTCAAACGCGGCGATGTGTCGGCATTGCCCGCCTCTGCTCCGGTCAGGTCAATCCACCGCATGGACGCACGCACGCGCCGGATGGCCGTGACGAATTACCTTGAGGCGCACGCCGCCCCCATCACCCTCGCCGGCCCCGCCTGGTCGCATCCGGGGAGGGCGGCCTAATGTCCAACCCCTACGCCACCCAGATCGCCCGGCTCGAGGAGGAGGTCGAGCACCTCGCCCAGCGCTGCAAGGCCTTCGAGGACTTGCTGGCGTCGAACGGCGAGTGGGATCAGCCCACGCCCCCGCTCACGCTCTACCAGACCCGCCTGCTGCGTATCCTTGCCCGCAAGGACGCCCCGGCGGCTGTCGTCGCCCGGCTGATGGGGGCCTACTACCCCGACACTAGCTGCGACTCCATCGACGTGATCGTCCTGCGCCTGCGCCGGACCCTGCCGCCTGAGATCGCCCCGCGCAAACGGCGCACGCGCAATGACGTGCTGTCCGTGCCGGATCGGGCCGCGCTTGCCGAGTTCCTGGCGAGCGGCGTCATGCCGGAACAGCGGAGGGCTGCCTAAGATGGCCCGCGTTCTGGTAGCCTGTGAATACTCCGGCCGCGTCCGCGATGCGTTCATCCGTGCCGGCCATGACGCCTGGTCCTGCGATCTGTTGCCGACCGAGGTGCCGGGGCCGCACCATCAGGGCGACGTTCGCGATCTGCTCGGGGTAAGGCGCATTCCAAGCGGCTGGGATTTGCTGATTGCCCATCCCCCCTGCACGCACCTTGCCGTGTCGGGCGCCCGCTGGTTCCACGAGAAGCGGACAGAGCAGGCAGAGGCGCTGGAGTTTGTGCGCCTGCTATTGGATTCGCCCACCCCCCGCATCGCGCTCGAAAACCCCGTTTCGATTATTTCGACTGCGATCCGCAAACCAGACCAGACCATCCAGCCCTGGCAGTTCGGCCACGGCGAAACCAAGGCCACCTGCCTTTGGCTGAAGAACCTGCCGCCCCTTACGCCGACAAACATCGTGGAGGGCAGGGAAGCCCGCGTTCACCGGATGCCGCCCGGCCCTGACCGCTGGAAAGAGCGCAGCCGGACCTTTGAAGGCATTGCCCAAGCGATGGCTGATCAATGGGGTCCGCTGCTGTCGATGCCCGCTGATCTTTTTTCGGGAGCCGCCTGATGCCCACCAACATCCGCCCCTGGCATTGCCCCGCCGAACTCCGCGCCGAGCGCCACGCCCGCACGTTCCTGCCTCGCCAGATTCCCCCGGCTGACCCGCGTGTGTTGCGCCTTAAAGCGGACGGCTGGCTCGCCCCGCAGATCGCAATGATCCTGAAAATCCCCGTCAGCGAAGTCAGGCTGCAACTGGCCACCCAAACCATAACCACAACACACGCGAGGAAGACATGACCGACAAACAGAAAAGCCCCGTATCCCGCAGCGCTGGTTTGGTTGAGCCAGCGCTTGACGGTAGCCAACCCATTGCCGGGCATGGGGCGGGCGAGCCCGGCACCAACACAGATGAGCCGCACCGAACTGCTGGCTGGGACTGCGACGAGGGCTGGGAGCTGGCCACGCCGGAAGCCCTGTCCGAGGTCTTCAACGTCAAGCCGGTGAACGTGCAATGACCCTCATCCTCCTCCTCCAACTCATGGGCGTCGTCCTCTGGGCAGGTGCGGAATGAGACCGCACTCCTTCCGCTGCCAGTTCCGCTTCCATCGATACGACGAGCACGACGAGTTCGGCCGCACATGGTGTTCCCGCTGCGGTGAACGCCAGCCCCGCCGCTTCGCCCAGATCCAACCCGCTGAAGACGTTGGCCGCGTCATGAACCGGCCACGCACGAAAGGAGCCCGCAAGTGACCCT